CATCGTGGGATTCTCCAAGACGACGAACTGATCGCTGCGCATGTAGCGCGTCTCGCCGGTGTCCTCGAGGATCACGGCGTAGATGTTGTTGAAATAGGCTCCCTGCGATTCGACATACCACACCGAGCCAAGACCGAGCGGGGTCTTGACGGCAACGGGGCGGGCGAATTCATGGATCATTGGAGATTTGAAATTTGAGATTTCAGAAAGTGAGGCAGGGCTGGGCGATACCACATTGGGCTGAACCTAGCCGCACAGATGTTATGTCTGCCGCTTTCAGCACCCTGCCAAAAGATGTGCAGGCGCCCCGCTCGTTTCGCTCGGCGGGGCTGGGCATAACGGCATGCGCCGCGGGACCACACCACATGGAATCCCGGCGAAAGCCCGATTGAGCCTGCAGGTTGTAAATCATTTTGCTGACCTCTTCTTGCGCATCTCGGCGCAGAGGGCGTCGGCCTTTTTCTTCGCCTCTTTGGCGACAAGTTTCTGCCGCTGGCTTTTCAGCAGCACAATCGTCTTGTCGATCTCTTCGATTTCGGGCGTCATAATTTTGTACTTCTCCATAAAGTCAGGGTTGGCCGTTCACGCAGATGTAGAGGAAGCCAAAATTGGCAAAACTGTATCCGGCAAAGGCCACGGCGAGACCGGCGTTTCCTTCGCGCCAAAAGCCCACCGCAGTGATGGCGTAGCAGATGGTCGTGATGACGAGCGGGGTGAAGGTCATCGGCGGGCTTTGGCGGTCTTCGCGGAGGCGCGGAATGCTTTGGCGGTGGGCGCGCCGGCGGAACCGGGCTTGCGCATCTTCTCGCCGCTTCCGGCGGCGATGCGGGCTTTTTTTGCGTGTATGTTTGCGTATAGTCCTGCGGGTTTTTTCATAATTATTCTTCTTCGTTGTTTCCGTAGCGGATGGCCCAGGCGAACATGCCGCCGTAGGCTGCCAAGGCGCCGAGCACTATGCCTGCGGCGAGGCCGATGAGGATGTATCCGGCGGCGGTCATTCGTGGACGCGCCTCCATTTATCCTTCCACATCGACCTCGCCATCGTGGCGGACTTCTCGGCGACTGCTTCCTCGCTCATGTCGGGGCAGACATGGTGGAGCAGCTCATGCAGAACCGTGTCTAGCTCGTCCGCGCCGGATTGACGTGGATCGATGTAGACTTTGCCGTCGCCCATAGTCATGCCGTCCGCTTTTTCGCGGCCGAGCTTCTTACGGACGATTGCGATGGTTCTGCGCGGTGGCATTTAGGCGAGGTCGGCTTGTTTGGCATCGCACTCGGCGCCGCACGCGGCGTATCCGGCGATATCGATCCAGTTGTCCGCTTTGTGGCAGTGCGCTTGGCGGGCGATCTTCACCAGGATCATAAGCGCGGCGATGTCGGATGCCGTGACTAAGACTTGCGCGCCGTTGGTGCGCGACAGGTAGCTGGAGAACATCTCGGCCTGCGTCCCGAAATCATCCGCGGGCGAGCCGTAGTCCTCGTTGCGCGCTCCGCAAACGGCGGACGATGCGGCGTCGAGTGTTTGCTTGGCGGTTTGCATCAGGCGGCTTTTTTGTAGCGTTGGCCGGCGTAATACAGATCCAAGCGGGCCTTGAAGTATTCCCACTCGTTGTCGCTGCTGAACATCCACTCGATGCTGTGGTCGTCGGCGCGGTCCTTGCCGATGCGGACAACGGCGCGGCGCTGCACGATCTGCTCGGGGCGGTTTTCATTCCACAAGCGCTCGTAGGCGGCGAGCTGCAGCTTCTGCGAGGTGTAGATGCCGCTGCTGGTTTTCCAGTCGAGGAGAACGATGCGGCCTTTGCTGTCTACGCTCGGAGCGTCGATGGTGCCGCCAAACATGTGGGCTTCGCTGACGAGTTGCACTTCCGGCTCAAGCACGGTCAGCTCTTGCTCGTTCCAAAACTGCAGGAAGTTGGCAAAGGCAATCTGCGCGCGCTCAATGTCGGCCGGCGCGTATTCGCCGAGGTCGGGTTCCCAGCCGTGGAAATAGCACTCGATCAAAAAGTGGCAGACTGTGCCGACATCTGCGGCTTGGTCTCGCACTTTGCGATAGTCTTTGCCGGAATTTCCCAGATTCCACGCCCAGTGAATAAGGTTGCTCTGGTCGTCGCCGACTTTGCAGATGGTGGACGCTCCGGGAACCTGCGAGCCATCTTTAAGCAGATACTTTTGATGGCTGCGCAGCTTCTGGAGCTTGACGATTTTCTGGCCCGCCTCGTTATAGCGGTCAGGCTCAGGTGCGGGTGCGGCTTGGGAAGGGGAGCGGCGTTTTGCCGCCCCCCTTGTGGTGTTTTTCGCTGGCATGAGGGTTACCAGGTGATCTCTTGGTCGTCCGTGCCGGTCTTGGCCATGCGCAGCTCGCGCTCAACGTGCTGATCCTTGGCTTCGCTCACATCGAAGCCGTAGGCGGTGGCGCTGCCGCCGTCGCCCCAGGTGACGAGGTCATGCACCATGACGGCCTTGGGCTGCAGCGTGATGCCGGCGCCGAGCGTGCCCGTGTACCAGCAGTAAGGAACGACTGCGACTTGGATCTTGCTGCCGCCGCCGATGTTGTCGGTGATGATGTCGCCGGAGGCGTTGAAGAGCTTCGGCGCGCGGCTGTAGGTCTCGCCGGCTTTGTCTTTGCCCACGGCTTTGACCTTGAGCTTGAGCTGGACGAGACCATCGTTGTCTTCCCACGGCGCGGCGTGGAGCTTGAGCTTGTCTTTTTTCAGCTCGGCTTTCTTCTCGGCAACGAATGCGGAGAAAAGCTCCTCGGCTTGCTTGATGAACGGTTCGGCTTCCTCGGCGGTTAGCTCGAGGTTGACTTTGAACACTCCCACGTCGTCGAACTTGGTGTCCGGGCGATTGAGGTGAGGATAGCGGGCGATGCCCACGGGTGTGGTTAGGGTTTTGTTTGGCATGTTATGTGGTTGGTTGTTGTGTTTGTGTTGGGACTAAGAAATCGGAGCGGCGAAGGATGGTGAGAAAGTCCTGCGCGCGCAGTGTGATGAACCATTCCTCGCCGTTGCGCTTGTGGGCGACGACCGGGAAGAGCTTGGCCTTGGCGTCACGGATGGCTTGGGCCATCCAGTCGCGGATCTTGACGACTTGGCAGAACTTCACCTCAAAGTGGAAGTCGGGCAGGCACGGGCAGACAACGTCCGGCGAATCCCCAAGTCCGCTGAACTGCTGCCCGCGCCTGATCCCAGAGTCGCCGAAGGCTTCGCGCAGCTCGTCGCGCCACATGCGTTCTCCGCGGGCGCCTTTCGCGCGACTATTCATTGATGGCCTCCCAAAGTTGTTTCGCTGGTGCGTAGACCGAGCCATCGCTGTCGCTGGTGCGGCCGACCGGCGCGGTGCCCTCGAAGCGGGTGAGCGAGGGACGCCATGTGAGGTTGAGCGTGCCGGTGCGGCCGGCGCGGTGCTTGGCCACGATCAGCTCGGCGTCTTGGACTTCCGGTTCCTCGTCTTGCACGGCGTAATACGCGGGACGGTGGATCAAGCAAACGATGTCGCTGTCCTGCTCGATGCTGCCGGATTCGCGGAGGTCGCTAAGTTTTGGGCGGTTGTCGCTGCGGTTCTCGGCTTGGCGGTTGACCTGGGCGGCGGCGACGACTGGAATGCCTAGCTCCATGCTCATGGCTTTGAGGCCGCGGGAGACGAAGCCGACTTCGTTTTCGCGGCTTTGGGCGCCGGAGTGTGAGACAAGCTGCAGGTAATCAACGAAGATGCACTTGACACCCCAGCGGCGGACGGCGAGGCGGGCGCGGCCGCGGATGTCGAGAAGCGTGAGGCCGCCACGATCGTCCACATAGAGGGGTTCTGTGGAAAATTGCGTGGCGGCGTCGAAGATGCGGTGCTTGATGCTGGCGGTGAGGAATCCGTTGCGGATGATCTCGGTGTTGGTCTCGGCGCGGCCGAGGACGACTCGCGCGGCGAGTTCGTTTGCGGGCATTTCAAGGGAGAAGTAAACGACCGGAACTCCGCGGCGGGACATGTTGTCGGCCATGTTGAGCATGAGCGCGCTTTTGCCCATGG